GTGATTAAATAGCATATGTAAATGTTACAAAGATTGTATGGACCTGGGGGCGGTACCCAGCGGCTCCACCACAACTACACTATGTCCGTGACTCCTTGGCGGATCTGATCAATGACAGGAGTAGGTTGCAACCGTAGTGTAGTTTTGATGGGGCCGATATAGGATTCGACATGCTGTCCAGTTTACAAAACTTAAATGCAAACGATAACTTTGCTCCTTCTGGATTTGCCTTAGCGGCATAATCAAAGGGGGTTGGCCACTTACCTAGCAACAGAAAAGTGGTACTTAAATTATGCAATTTCCAAATAGAAAGAAAACAAATGAAATCTGCTCTAATCGCGGGTGCAGTTGCACTCACAGCCACAGGCGCATTTGCTGAAGATGCTGCTCAAAAACCACTTTCAATTGACGGCGAAGTCGAATATTCTGTTGAAAGCAAACTGTTCACTACAGAAGTTGGACCTACATTAGGCATCATGGGACTTACTATTGCTCCACGTGCTCACATGACATTGGACACAGGTATGGATTATAACTTTACTGGTGTTTCTACAAAGGCTACTTATGGCCTTTCCTCTAATTTAGATGTATTCAGCAAAATCAGTGCTGACAAAAATTTCAAATACCAAGATATTACAATTGGTGTTGCCTTTAGTTTTTAATAAACAAAACATTTTTGTTGTGAAAAAAGAGCATTTCGGTGCTCTTTTTTTATATAAATAGACAAGAATGATATTAACTAAACAATGAGACTTACTATGAAATTAATCAATACTATAATACTCTGCACAATTCTTGCATTCTTAGCAGGCGCTGTAGGGAACATAGCGTGGGCAGAAGGTCAGGAAGAACCTACATGTCCAACCGGGTACATTTGTACAAAGGGGGAAAGTTCTGGCACTCAAACAATTACGAGTGATACCAAACTTACATCCCCTCCACCTTCCGCCATCTCACCTACAATCAACTCAACAAATTCTGACAGTTGTACGGTAGGAGTTTCGGGTGCAGTACAAACACAAATCCTGGGTATCAGTGCTGGTAAGACTGTCCGGGATTTTAACTGTGAGGGCTTAAAGAACGCTAAGACCTTGTACGATATGGGGATGAAGGTGGCTGCGGTTTCGGTGATGTGCCAAGACGAACGAATTTTTGCGGCGATGATGGATGCGGGGAGTCCGTGCCCGTATGATGGGATGATCGGAGATATGGCTAAAGACGCTTGGAAAGCTGATCCAAAGCGACAAACAGATAACCACGAACGAGATAAAAAATTGTTCCAAAGTTGGGATCCTGAAGATGCAGACACTGCTAAAGGCGCTATTGGCGTTGGTGCTCTCCTCCTCTTATTGTTACTCTGAGATAATATACGGGACCGGTTCGGTCAATACGTATCAATGGGTAATGAGTCAAGTTATACCTGATGCTCTTGGGCTAAAGGTAAATGGTATATATCACAAATATACTATTACAAAAGAAGTAGGGGCAGATGCAGAGGTTACAATTTGTAATGCAAACGTAAATATTGCAGGTTGTGCATATGAGCATAAAGATGTATGGGATGGATTGCCTGGTGGAACTAAAATATATTATGATCCGGTTAACATAGTTGGTGCAACTCTTGGCGATGGTTCAATGACATTATCAGGACAGGGAGAACTATCAGATCCATTAGTTTACTATGATTACGTATATGACACTTGTGCCGATCCTATTACGGATCCACGATGTCCAGGATATGAAAGTGCTTTGCTAAAATACTTACAGGATAACGGTTTACTTGATACACCTGATTTTGATGATCCTTTTTATAATGAATATATTCAAGATCAATTAGAACAAGAAGCCAAAATAGAAGAAGAACAAAGACAAGAAGAAGAAATGGCCGAGGAAGAGGCTCAAGACGAAGAGACACTCGAACAAATGCTTTCTGTTGAAGCTGGGAATATGGAAAAAATCATATCTTCTTCTGAACAGAATTTGATGTTGGTTGCATTATCAAATACACCTGCATTAAATCAATATTATGCCCTTGAATTGGATGGTGGAGAATTAAAGGAAACTTTGGTAATCCCACAGAATGAAATTGTAGATAATAAAAGAGCCCTTAGAAGTTTGCAAACAGATACTGTCCATCGTAAGATGGTTAGAAATCAATACGAATAAATAAGAGCATAAACGGTTAGGAGACCAACTATGAAAAAAATACTAGCAGCGAGTGCTCTGGCATTATTGGCTATTCCAGCGCTTGCTAACAACACACCGGTTACAGGTACAGTAGAATCACGTTGTTTGATTGTTACAGAAGTCAATGGGGTCTATGGAAACCCTGCTGCGCATAAACTGTCTACTAAGACTTCAGATGGTGGTGTGTATCCTAAGATTCGAACTGATGTTTCGCAGGCTGATGCCTATAAGGTGAAATTCAGCTGGCCTATTGCATTCTCATCAGCGCCACCGCTAACTGACTCACTTGCGTTTGATGGTGAAATTACAGTTGCAGCTGTTGGTGTTTCCGGCATGAGTGCATATGAAGGTGCGAAAGTAGAATATAATAACCACACAGAATACACTATGACATTGGCCGGGAGTACCTGGTTTATTGTTGAGTCAACTGTTGAGTATGGATCTACAAAGTCTTTACCTGGTGGTGACTATTCTGCAGTAGTTGTAGTAACGTGTATACCTAAATAATGTTACGTTTACTTTGGATTTTAATGTTGGTATCAGGAATGGCGTCTGCTCATGATCTGGTACCAACTTATCCTGAAGTAAAGGAATCACACATTGATAACATATTTGTGGTAAAACTTGAAACATGGAATCGCAGAGAAGGAATTGAATATTTCGAAATAGGAGTGTTTGACAAAGATTTTAATAAAGTACGATTTGCTTCAACTGAAAAAATATTTCAGTTAAGGTATCTTGCCAAAAAGAAGTTTAAGGTTTATATCAAAGAATCGGATCTTAAAACTGCAATGTATATTTGTACAACATCTAAAAACAAAAAGAAACTAGGAGTAACTCGTACTGTAGTATCATCAAAGGTGTGTTCAAAAATAGGAAAGTAATTTAATATGAAGTTTATTTATGGAATTGTGTTGATTGTTATACTCAATTGGATATGGATTATAACTGCCAATGCGGATAGTGGCTCTATAAGTTTAGCGCTGCCATCGGTACCAGGCAATTATCAATCAGACAAATTTCGAGATGGGGATTTAGATTGTATGAATGCAATCGGATCTGCTACTAATCTTGAGTTCGGAGTTACCGGACTTATTGACAGAAACAATGGAGTTATTGATACGAATCGAGAGGTTGATGTGGGTGTATATGCACGGATCATTATTCCACTTGGTAAAAGAGTTAAGAATCGAATCAATTGTAATAGATTATTTGAATTAGCGATTCGTGAAAAAATGTTAGAGGTACAACGCTTAGAGACCGAATTGAAAAGATTACAAACGTTACAATTTGAAGACTAATTATGCTAACCCCTTCTGGGGCATGAACGATTATCATGACAACCAAAGAAGGGTTAGCTATGGCTATAGAACTATGCCATCATATGGCGCAGATGGCAGAGACTGCTTATCTGAACGAACAAAACGGTAAACGCAAATACCGATTAGAATTAGGCTATGACTGGCATCGATTTATCGACGTCAGAGGAGCACAGTGTCACATTTTACGAGACGGCAAAAACATAGTCGTTGCATTTCGTGGTACTGAACCAAAAGAATTATCGGACTTAACCGCAGACTTAAACGCGTTTCCTGATAGAGCGCAAGTCGGAGGTTTTGTTCATAATGGATTTCAAAATGAATTAGAAAAAGTATGGGACCCATTAGTAGCCATACTTAACCAATTCCAAGAACACCGCAGTTTATATATTTGTGGTCATTCTCTTGGCGGTGCAATGGCAACAATCTGCGCAAGCCGATTAGATCCTGCCGCACTTTATACTTATGGATCACCTCGTGCCGGCACACGTAAGTTTATTAAAAGCATTACTTGCCCGCACTATCGTCACGTAAACAATAATGACATAGTACCTAAAGTACCATTTGCATTCATGGGCTATAAGCACCAGGGATCACTTCGTTATATCAACTTCTATGGCAACATTCGAAAGATGAGTAAATGGCAACGCTTCAAAGATGGATGGCGTGGCCGAGTTGCTGCATGGAAAAACAAAGCACCATTTGATGGGGCTCGAGACCACGGTATGGCGAACTATGTAAAATACTTAGGAAAAACAAATGCAAACTAATTTATACGACGCCAAGCTAGTAAAAGTTGTGGACGGTGATACTGTAGACGTAGATATAGATCTCGGCTTTGGTATCAAATTAACAAACGAACGTGTCCGCATTATGGGCATTGATACACCAGAATCAAGAACATCAAACAAGGTTGAAAAGGTATTCGGCCTTGCTGCTAAAAATAGACTAGCAGCATTACTTGCAGAAGACTGTATTCTTATCACTACTGAAAACAAAAAGGGTGAAGATGAAGTCGGTAAGTTTGGTCGAGTGCTTGGTGATTTCCAGATAGGAGATAAGAGTGTAACTCAGATCATGATCGAAGAAGGTCATGCAGCTGATTACTATGGTGGATCAAAAGAAGAATTACTTGAGCAACATATGATTAACCGGGCAAGATTAATTGCTGAAGGTGTTGTTGCACAAGCTGACGTGGACAAAGCAGAAGAGCTAATGAAATGATGGAAATGTTAGATAGAATGTTCGGTGATACGCTGTGGATTTGGACGGCTATTGCAGGCGCTTTACTCGGTGCGGCTTTTCTCGCATGGTTTAAAGAAACACGAGCTGGCATTTGGGGTTATTCCAAGTTCGACCAGTTACTAGATCATCTTGTTAACAAGTGGGGGTGGACTTGGTTACAAGAACCACCTGATGCTTGGCGGAAAAAATATCCAAAAATAACCAGAAAAATAGATGAACTGGAGGACAGAATCAATGAACTGGCTAAAAAGTAGAGCAGGGGAAAGAACTTCCCTAGACGGCGCGGCATTAATTGCGTGCGGTCTTGTAGTATTATTTCTAGGACCATTCGCTAGTTGGGCAGCTTATGCTGCTGTGGCTTACGGCGCATGGACAATGTGGAAATCTGAATAATGGCAGCTGCGGATAGCGAGCTAGCTAAAACTCAACCCGCTGTAACAGTCGACGAGAAGGTTGCAGCCTCAATGGACCTGAATGGTGATGGTCACATCACTGCTGAAGAGTATGAAATGAATATGGAATTCAAGCGCAAGGAGCTTGAAGACGCAGATGCAATGCGAGATGCCCAACGTAATATGGCATGGTTCGCATTGTTTGGTATGCTACTATACCCGTTTGCGGTTGTGATATCCGTATGGATTGGACTGGATCAAGCCAGTAAAGTCCTCGGTAGCATGGCACCGACATACTTTGTCTCAGTTGCTGCGATAGTTGCAGCATTCTTTGGCGGTCAGGCTTACGCGAAAAAGAAGTAGATAAATAGCTCGGTGGGGCACATGCTCCGCCGGGTTTAACAATAGGGATTTAAAAGATGGCAGAGATTGAATATGAAGGAATCAAAGTAGGCGGTTCGAAACTACTTCTTCTTATTCCATTACTTGGTACTCTAGGTGGCGGACTATGGGGTGGCTTTGAATTTTATAAAGACTATATGGATATGAAAGAAATTATAGCCAATATAGACACTCAGGCAATTGCGGCACGTAATGACGTAATTGAAACTAAGCTCGGCGAGGCAATCGACTACACAAGAGATATCAAGAACGATCTTCGTACTGATGTAATGGCAATGGAAGACCTAGTAGATCGTATTGAATTAAAAACAGAAGAGGCTGTAACTCGTGTTGAAGTAAGAATGGACACAGCCGAAGATCGAATTAAAAATGCAAATGCTGCTATTGAGGAAACACTCGAAGGTGTGCGCAACGAGATGAATACGTTACAAAAAGATGTAACTGCATCTATACGAGAAATTGAAGCTAGCGGTAGAGCGAACGAGAAAGATGTTCGTGATACTATGAGAGCAACTGAAACTCGTCTCGATGAAAAAATGAGATTGCTTGAAAGAGATCTTAAAGAAATTTTACAAGAAGCATTGGATAATCCTTTAGCTAATAACTAACTGTTTACAATTACTATATAATGTGTTATAATATTTTCAAAGGATGTGAATGAATGTCGGATTTAATTGAGATGGAAAACGTTGATTCCAAACATAAGTGGATTGATGATCCTTTGTTTGGCCCCATCGAATTAAAACAGTATGATATAGCTGATACTTGTAAATTTGATAAAACCAAATTTATTTGTAACCTACCCTTTACAAACGTAGAAATTAAGAAATCAGGAGAAGTATTTGTATGCTGTCCTGAATGGAATCCTTTTCCTATCGGTAATTTACTAGAAGATAATCTTCGAACTATTTGGAACGGAGATAAAATAAATGCATTACGAGATTCAATGCATGATACATCTTTTCGATATTGTAATCACAAAGCATGTCCAAGTATGTTAACTGACAATCCTCTTAACTACATTGTACCGCGAACAAAATTCATAGATCCTAAACTTAACTATCCAAATCGAATGTCATTTTCGATTGATGATACCTGTAACCTGGAATGTCCATCGTGTCGGTTAGTTGCTATTAAACGTAATTCACCTGAATGGGATCGCAAGGCACATCAAGTAATGAATAATGTATTTGATACGGTCTTTGAAGAACCACATGATAATGAAGTTATTTTTACAATGGACGGATCAGGTGAAATATTTCATAGTCAAGTGTATCGCAAAGTGTTTGAAGATCCTCGCCTACAAGACTTTGATAAGTGGCCGAATATTCAATTCTGTCTTTGTACAAACGGTACAATGATGACGCCTAAAATTCAAAATAAATACGATCATATAATGAAGCGGGCTGAATCATTCCGGTTTTCAATTGATGCAGGCGATCGAAAAACATATGAGAAAGTTCGTAAAGGTGGTGACTGGAATATGCTCTGGGACAATATTGAATACTGCTATGAGAAATATATTATGAAAATGGATACAACCTGGAATTCTCGATGGGCATTTAATCTTATATTACAAGATGATAACTTTGAATCATTACTTAACCTTGTAGCAATTGCAGAAACCTTTGTTAAGCCACCTGAAATTTATGTAACTAATATGTTACACTGGTCTGAAGATATTATGTCAAATGAAACCTTTGAAAAGATGGCAGTATGGCAAGAATCTCATCCGAGGCACGAAGCTATGAAAGCAGCTTTGAGTCACCCAAAAATTAAAAACTATGTAAATATATCGGCACCATTCTAATGAAAATACTAGGTACTAGTCACGGCTTCCATGATGCCGCTGTTTGTTTAATTGAAGATGGCAATATACTTTATGCATCTCATAGCGAACGATATTCTGGATTAAAAAACGATAAGCATCTTCATTCTAAACAAATAGTAAAGCATGACGTAAGAGTAAGTCATGAAAAAGTTTGGTTAAAGAATACTCGCAGATTATTACACGGTCAATCGTGGATACCAACTGAGAAGGGCAAAAGCTTTTATCATCATCAGTCTCATGCTGCAGCCGGCTATTATACTGCTCCATTTGATGATTGTAATATATTAGTAGTCGATGCTATTGGTGAATGGGATACCGTATCAGTCTGGGATAATATGAAAAAGATTAAGAGTTGGAAGTATCCATACTCGCTTGGCCTTTTGTATTCAGCAGTCACTCAACGTTGTGGTTTGAAACCAAATGAAGATGAATACATTCTTATGGGCATGGCAGCCTATGGTGAACCAAGATACGATATGTCTGAATTACTATATCGCAATAATCACAAAGGTATTGGTAACTATTTGCCTGGCGCTCGAGAAGAAGACCTGGCTGCAAGTGTTCAGGCATTGTATGAAAAAGAACTACTTAAACTTGTAGATAAATATTGCAAGAAACCAAATCTAATACTCATGGGTGGATGTGCACTTAACTGTACTGCAAATAGTAAAATAAAAAATAAAAACATATGGATTATGCCAAATCCTGGTGACGCTGGTTCAGCACTTGGTGCCGCAGCATTAGCTTACGGTAAAAAACTGAATTGGAAGGAACCTTACCTTGGATACGAAATCAAGAAAAAAGTTAATCCGAAAAGTATTGCTCAGTATATTATTGATTTTCATATTTGCGGCATTGCTAATGGCCGTAGTGAGTATGGGCCTCGCGCTTTTGGTAATCGAAGCTTATTGGCAGATCCTCGTATAGATATTAAAGATACAGTCAATACTATTAAGCGCAGACAAAAGTTTAGACCATTCGCACCAGCTATACTTGAAGAATTTGCAGATGAATATTTTGAAGGGCCAATGAATGAATACATGCAGTTTGTTGCTCAAGCAAAGCATGATTATACGTCAGTCACACATGTTGATGGATCAGCTCGAGTGCAAATAGTAAAGAAGAATTGTAGCTCAATCCTAAGACCAGTCTTAGAAGAGTTTTATGAATTAACTGGTGTACCAATGCTATTGAATACAAGTCTCAATATTAAAGGTAAGCCAATGGTAAATGACGAGTTTGACGTAAGTGAATTCCAAAACAAATATAAAGTGAAAGTGTTTTAATGGTTGCTAAGAAGATTATGATTGCTGGCGGTTGTTCATATACAGATCCAGATTACATAACATCAAATAAAGACAAAGATCAAACTCCAGGGGCTTGGCCTATGTGGCCCGAACATCTTGGCAAGAAACTTGACCTTGAGGTAATTAATACTGGAAAATGCGGTGCAGGTAATGAAGAAATTGTTCATCGTACAATGGAAAATATACTTATTTACGGTGATCGAGTTGATACTGTTGTAGTTCTTTTTAGTGAGTTCGATCGATTACGATGGCATGGTATTACTAATATTGCAATGATGGCTGAAGTGTTGATTTCAGAAGGTCATAATCCTGTATTTCAAAGTAAAAAATCTATGGACTGGCGAGCAGACATGGGTCTTGGAGATTTAGCACATAACTTTTTTACAAGTAAACAATTTCCTACATTGCGTTACACTTATATTAAATACTGTCTTGAAGATAATATGCGAAGGATTATGATGCTTGCAGAATATTGTAAAGCAAAAAATATTAAGTTCATTTGTGGACAGGGTTGTACTCATTTTCAATTTCAATTCTTAAATCGATTAAGTGAGGCAGGATTCTTCAAAGCAAAATCTCATACTCAACACGCTGAATATGTAAAACTATGGACACAAAATCCATGGTTTGGTAAACTTGAATCAGAGTGGAAAGATAATATTATTGGTTGGCCATTTGAATCATTATTAAGTGGATATACATTTGATGCTCTTCGTTATATGGGAAAGAAACCATTTCATTGGCGTGATGATAAATGGAATGTAGATGAAATTGATTTACATCCAAATGCCGAAGCACAAACTATATTTGGTAATATATTTTATGAACGATATCAAAAGGTGTACGGATGATACTAGCAGCAGGTTGCTCATGGACTGATTCAAACTTTATTAGTTCTGATAAAACGGTAAAGCAAGAATCATGGCCTATGTGGCCCGAAATCATGGGTAAAGAACTTAACTTAAAAGTAAAGAATGTTGGTTTATCCGGTTGTGATAATAAATACATATTTGATGCATGCATAGATGAAGTTTGGAAACACACAAAAATTGATTTATGTGTAGTTATGTGGACAGGATGGGATAGGTTTCGATATCTTAATATTCAAAAATATCCTATGGCAACTTATCAAACAGCGAATACTAAAACCTACGCTGACCAGCTTATTGCTGATGGAAAGAAAACTGAAGAAGAAGTTAATGAATTTCTTAGTCAATATTTTTTAGAAAAAGATTTAGATGAATTTAATTCTTTTTACAATCAGCCAAATGATGTTCTTAAACGATATTCTGAAGATGTTATTGATACGACATTTAGATATATGCACTTATTAGCAATTACATTAGAGAATAATAACATTCCTTATATTTTTGTTCAGGCTCCACCTGCTTTCCCTCTTGGTTGGATGTGTAGTAATTATTCAGACGAGGAAGTATTAAAAGATATAATGCGTTGTGTTTATATGCCATATCTTAAAAAGAATAAGAATATTATAGGTTTTCCGTTTCAACGCTCTTTTGGTGGTACAACTATGTTCAATGTAGTAAATGCTGCTGGGCCAAACTATGAAGTATCTGAATTAGACCGCCATCCAAATGGCAAAGGGCAAAACTTAATGGCAGAAAAATTAATGAGGCATTATGACTTACTTTATCGTTAGCTTAATATGGTGGTTCTTTCTATCCTCCTGTATTATATCAGCAGGATATCACCGTTACTTTGCACACAATACTTTTAAAGCACCAGTCTGGTATGAATACCTTGTACTAATATTAGGACCACTTTCTGGTGCTGGTAATATTTTGGGTTGGGCAGGCGTGCATCGTTTGCATCATAACTATTCAGACACAAGGCATGATCCGCATTCACCACACTTTACTCCGGTCTGGCAAGTAATTACATCTACATTCAAAGTGCCGCCAATTAAACGAATGCACTTAAAAGATTTAATGCGTAATAAAAGAATTATGTGGTTCTATAAGAATCATCATTACGTTTGGTACACTTATTTCTTTATGCTTGCATTCATACCATTTACCTGGTGGGTTGTATTCTTTATTACTCCAATGATATATGGTTATATAGGATATGGCTTTTTGAATTGGTGGTGTCATTCAGGTGAAGAAGTAAAGAATAGTGCGCTTGCTAATATACTTACTGGTGGTGAAGGTTGGCATATGAATCACCACAAGAGACCACATAGTTGGCGTATCGGTTTAGAATGGTGGCAATGGGATCCAGCAGCATGGTTTATAGTATTAATCAAAAAGTAATTACTCTTGAAGAATATGGCTTTGTAAAGTTTCAAGAAGAATTACGACGATTAGGTGAAAGCACAAACCCAGGAGATAAACGTAATCTTGACTGGTTTGAAGAATTACCTTTTACCTTTATGTTTTACGAAGAATGGTTCTTTCTCTTTGACGGAGATAAGCCTGTGGCATTCGCTGCCGTTCAGGACTTCGGTGATAATCAATATAGGTTACTTACAAGAACATACATCTACAGAGACTACCGTCGCATATTCAATCCAAAGAAAGATCACTTTGAAAGTCCTACAATGCGGATATTACCTTATCAGCTAGAGCATGTTGGTAATTATAAATCCGCATTTGTATCAATGCAATCGCTTTCTCGCAGACCAGCTATTGAAAGGTTTGCTTATAAAATGAAATACAGAACCGGCAAAGACTGGACTCTTGCACCAAATATGATGCTAACAACTGAACAAGACTGGGGTAAGGATTGTTGGCAGAGTATTATATATAATGGTGAGCGCCCTAATTTACCAGAAATGACTATTGAAGAATGGAAAGCCAAATGGCAGAAAAGTGTTTAATTGAACAGACTAAACGTACTCGAGTAAAGGGTACTGGGCCTCGTCGTAATAAACTTAAGACTTTTTATAAGATTGGAACTGCATCTAAAAATGTAGTAAGTGAACTGAATTATATACTTGACACTCATCAACGCAATGATATTGGCGGAGACAATTATGGTATTTCTAAAAATTGTAACTACGAAGAAGTATTCAATGTAGGCAATAGCTATCGACAAGTTTTAATGCAAACTAAACCAGAAGGAAATGAATCTCAGGTAGATGAATATGCCTATACCGAATGGGATAGAGAACATTTGCTTCGTTATACAGAGCCAACTCTTTCCTCATTGTTTCATAAAACATATCGATTTCGATTGAGTGAAATGACAGGTGGGCATGAACTAAATTGGCACATTGATGCAGACACATCTGTCATTTGTCGTGCACAAATATGTTTAAATGAAAATGATTCAAGCTTTGAATTTAAAGATAAAGAAGGAATTAAATCACTCGATATGAAACCTGGTGATGTTTACTTTATAAACACAGGTTGGAACCATCGAGTAGTAAGTGGCGATATAACAAGACGCACTGCTATTATTGGATTTCATTTTGATGATCTTAAAAATAATGGTGTACTTTACCTATAGATTGCGTTATAATAAAAGAAATATGGGAGAAGTGAATGTCTAAAATTGCTATTGTCGGTTATGGATTTGTTGGTAAAGCTGTTGAGTTTGGCTTTCGCAATGTTCAAAATGAAATACTAATTATTGATCCGGCACTTGGATATGATAATATCGATAAGATTGAGGAATTTTATCCCGACTTTACATTTGTTTGTGTGCCAACACCGATGGGTAATGATGGTTCAATTAATGCATCAATCTTGAAAGATGTTATACAAGATTTAAATGATAAGCCATCAGGTGTAGTTGTAATTAAATCAACAGTAACTCCTGATATTATTACAAAGATGTGTCGATGGGGTCGGTTTATATACAATCCTGAATTCTTAACAGAACGAAATGCATTTGACGAATTTATTAATCCTAAGTTTCATGTGATTGGTGGAGATGAAGAATTCACATCACGACTAAAAACGCTATATGAATATCAATCAAATTGTAATCCTGCTCCAATTTACTTTATGACAATACAAGAAGCAAGCCTCGTTAAATATGGCATTAACTCTTTTCTTGCTATGAAAGTAGTATGGTTTAATCAATGGAAAGATATGTGTGAGAAAACTGGTGCACGTTATAATGTGGTTTCAAATGCAATTGGCAATGATAATCGTATTGGTCATTCACATATGACAGTTCCTGGATTTGATGGCAAGAAAGGTTTTGGCGGTAGCTGTTTTCCGAAAGACACATCCGCAATTTATAACTATGATATAAATCTTACAGTTTTAAAAGCAGTAATTGATGCGAATAATATCTATCGCAGTGAATACCCACTTGGTATTCGAGAAATAGCGCAAGGGATTAGATACGAATGAAAGCACTTATCTTTACAGATATGGCTGGCTACTATGGATGGGGTCGGGCTGCTGGTGCTTATCGTATTGCCAGTGAATTTCGTACACGTGGTGACGAAGTAAAAGTAGTTGATTGCTTTTGCTCATATACACTTGATCAGATTAAACAAATTATCTTAGACAATCGAACATCTCAAACTGAATGGATTGGGTTTAGTACAACCTTTTTAGTTAATCTTGAAAAGAATTATGTTCTTGATTATGACAATAATGAAATGGGTCATCGTCTTCATGCAGCAGAGAAAAAAGATGAAGCAACTGCGACCTCACTAAGTCAAATGGATCAATGGGATCTATTTGCTTGGCTGAAAAGCATAGGCTTACGTGTTGTACTTGGTGGCTATCGAATCAATGGTGAAGGTGCTGCCAATGCTATTGATGACGATAACGTAACAAGTATGTGGGGAATTGCAGAGCCTCGTTTCTTTGGTGAGGATTTTAACTTCACTAAATCGCAAATTCACTTTACTGATGATGATCATATTCAAGAGAATGAAGATCTACCAATAGAAATTGCTCGTGGATGCATATTTAAATGTAAGTTTTGTTTTTATCCATTGAACGGCAAAAAGCTTTGGGAGTTTGTTAAATCACCTGAAACAATTCGTGAAGAAATGATGCGAAACTATATTAATTATGGTACTACCGGATATATGGTTTCAGATGATACTTATAATGATTCACCTGAAAAGATATCTGAGCTATTAAAGATGTATCGTACATTACCATTTGAAAATAGGTTTTCAACTTATGCTCGATTAGATCTTATGATAGCAAAACCAGAAACACAAGATATGCTATATGAATCTGGTATGCGATCAGTATTCTTTGGTGTTGAAACATTTAAGCATTCAGCTGGTAAGATCATTGGCAAAGGTATGGACCCTGAAAAAGTAAAGCATGGATTACTTGAGTTTCGTAAAAAGTATCCTGATGTATTAGTTTATATTAGTATGATTGGTGGTTTACCAAGTGAATCTCTTGCAGAAATGGAAGAGTCATTTCAGTTTCTTACAAAAGAAGCAAAGGTTCATAATGTTACATGGAGTCCATTGTTTATTAATAGCGGTTCTGATATGTCACTTCATGCTGATAAGTATGGATATAAAAAGAGTGATAATGATAAAAGAACTTGGACAAGAGCTGATGGATTAAGCTCTATTGATGTACGTGATTGGTGTATAGCAAAGAAGAAAGAATTCCAGGGACATCCTGGTGGTTGGACTTTCTATAATAGATTACGCAACATTGGTTATGATGGACAAGAGCTAATGAATCTTAATTTTGCAGAACATACAAAACATATTGTACACAAAACAGATGCAGCTCGTTCAGAGTATATTGCTAACTGGGTGTAACATATACATCACAATTCAAATTAAATGAAAATAACTGTTTACAACTGTTTGAACACATGCTATAATTAATGCATGAAACAAACTAAGGAGAGAATATATGTCTCATGAAGTTGAAACAATGGCTTACGCGGATGCGCTTCCGTGGCATGGTCTTGGTGTAAAAGTACACAACGATTTGTCACCGCAGCAAATGATGCAAAAAGCTGGTGTGGACTGGAAAGTTCACGAGGTTGAATCATTCGTTGAATTCAACGGCACTAAAATGCCAACAGGTCAGAAATCACTTATTCGTGAAACTGACGGTAAAATCCTTACAAACGTTGGTGAGAACTGGCATCCTTGTCAGAACGAAACCGCATTTGAATTCTTTCAAGACTATGTAGCAGCAGGTGACATGGAAATGCACACAGCTGGTTCATTGAAAGGTGGACAATACGTATGGGCTTTGGCCAAAGTTAAAGAGTCATTTGACCTCTTTGGTGGCGATCAAGTTGATTCGTATATGTTGTTTTCAAATCCACATGTGTATGGCAAATCAATTGATGTGCGTTTTACACCAATTCGTGTTGTTTGTAACAATACACTTACTTTTGCATTAAACGGTGAAGTTAACCGTGCTGTAAAAATCAATCACAAATCAGAGTTCAATACTGATATGGTGAAAGATCAACTTGGCATTGCACACGAAAAGTTTGCAAAGTACAAAGAAATGGCTGAATTTCTTGGTAGCCGACCATTCTCTGTTGAGAATATGTTGAACTACTATAACGAAGTATTTCCTCTTACTTCTGGTTCAAACGAAGATGAAGTTGTTTATGAAACTTTGTCAGGTCAAGCAAAAAACTGTGTTGACAATCTTCAAACCCAGCCTGGTGCAGAATATGCCGAAGGTTCTTGGTGGCAAGTATTCAATGCGGCTACTTATGTGACTGATCACATTCATGGTCGTAATGCTGACAACCGTTTGCATAGCCAATGGTATGGTCAAAACCAGCTTCGCAAAATTAAAGCAGCTGAAAAAGCGGTTGAATACGCTAACGCTGCTTAATATCGTAATGGCATAAATAAGGTTTATCACAGCTAAGGATAAACCTTATGGAGCCTGGGGCTAAGCTAGCACTTTTCTTTTTACTTTGTTACACTCCGTGGATATGGTATGTTATTACCTTACTTGTTAAGCGTATTCGTATCAAACGCGGCTGGCTCCGCAAGTTTAGAAGATCAAAACCTATACAATGGGAGGATCCCGAATCGTGATATACGTTCATCAAAATCATAAGCACATTTATAAAGTAAACAATACTATGTATTGTCATGAGGCTCAAGTATTTCATGGGCCTGAGCAATCACCTGGTTCAAAGCTTGAAATGACTCGTGATCAATATTCAAACTTTTTAACAATCATGCACAATAACGGTTGGACTGAACAACCCGATTTCTAGGAGATATATTATGAGTAATCAACGTCGTGGCAATTGGACTACAGCATCTGCAAGTAGTGCAACAACTGATATGCAAGCAATGAAGTTACGAAACTTCTTTCGAGATGCAAAAGAGTTATTGGAAAATAATGGCAACGAAGATGCTGCATATTACTTTGAACAAGTAATGGAAGAGCTAAATAATGGTGGTACTTTACCTGTAGACAAGTCTAATGTTTCAAAATTGTTAGGATTATAACATGGATAAGATCCAGAAGTTTCTTTTAAAGTTATTCAAGATAAAGCAAAAAGAAGAAATAAAATACCTTTCTGGTGCAAAAAAAGTAAAATAGGGGGTTTACAACCTCCTTTTTTTATGTTATAATACATGTATAAAATAAGGAAATCATATGGAACTATCCAATTTAACTGAAGAGATGATTCAACAAATGTATGATTCTCTCAGAACTAATCCTACTATTGAAGCTTGGGATAAAGAAGAAACACTTGTATGGGTTAACCTGCAATTGAAAGAACAAAAAACCGGTGGCGCATGGAAGCGTCGCATTCGTGAACAAGGACATGTAATATGATTATTAATGCCAACCGCTCAGAAACTTATGTAGGTACTGTTAACCTTAACGATCCCGAAGATCAAGCATGGATTCAAACAATCCGCACTTTTGTAAGTGAAGCAAATGCACAATTTCCAAAACAACGATATGTAAAACTTCAAGGACGTGGCCCTCGTGCACATAACGGCCGTCGTTATCATCAAGGCCTTCCCCTTAAGTATGCCAAAATGGCAGACGTATATGTTTACCCACGTGACCCTTACGCCACGTGACTTAGTGTAGCTTAGTCTGGTAAAGCGCCTGGTTTGGGACCAGGAGACCGTAGGTTCGAATCCTTCCACTAAGACCAATAATTTCTGTTGTCTCCAACTCGGCTGAGCGTAAAACCTCAGCCATTTTTTTATATAAATAGTAGCGTATCTATACTCAGGGATCAATACATGTTACGATTTATTACATATTTGCGGGAGGCGAAACAAATGAAGAACCCGTTTAATCCATTAAAAATCTCAGACTTGCGCAAAGACGAAAATCGAGTGCTTACTTTTATTAAGAAAGTAGAACAGGGTGAACCATTTATAACTGTTAAAAGAGGGGATTTTATTATTCCTAGAAAGTTTGCTGACGAAGTTAAATCGTTTATGACTGCAGGTGAAAAAGGTAGGTTTCCTGTTAAAGGTTCATCTATGATGGTTGCAGGATTAAAGATTCCAGGTGACTTTCTTAAGACCGGCGAATTTGGTGGACGAGGACAAGGGTCTGGCACTAATGCCGAAGTTCAGGCAATGAATTACTTTAATGATAATTTGAATAAGATTTTAAAACGAGAAAAAGTACCGTATATTACATTAAAGATTAATGGTCGTAAAGTAGAATGCATGACAATGGTGCAAAGTACAGGCAAATATAAAGGTGCCGAACCTAAATCAGATTTTTCAATCCTTGATCATAAAATGAATCCGGTTGCGTTTATATCACATAAAGCTGGCACATCAGCTAAAAGCTATCAACAATATGGTGGTGTATCAAAGCAAGCATTGCCAAGCAAATATGAAAACCATCGTGAGATTAAAAAATTTATGCAAGATGTTAAAAAGCTACAACCAAAAGGTCTTGAACCTGGACAAAGCTTTTATAGAAGTATAAAAGATAACAACTTAATTGGCCTAATGAAGTACGGTCCGGAATATGGATCAGGGACCAGTATACATAATGTTGATGAATTTCATTTAGGCAATATGAATTTAATTGGTCGAGGACAAGGACCTTACACAATTAAAGCAGTTGAAAGTGGCACAAACGGCAAAATGCCAAAGGGTCAATCAGAAGCAGTGTTATTCATTCGATATCAAGCACGGCGAGGAGATGCAAGAGCAGCAGGTGAAGTTGTTCCAAATGCACGAGTCGGTGTTTTCCCCTTGGCTAAAACCTCACGAACTTCAAAGAGAGTATAATGATATTACAAGTAACTGATAATGCAAAAGAGTATCTTAAAAAAGTAGGTAAGCCAAATGTATCACTTGCGGTAAAAGGCGGCGGCTGTTCCGGGTTTCAATACGAATGGGGAACAACAGATAAAAAAGCTACGATTGAAAACTTATGGTTAGATCCCATGGCAGAGATGTTTGTTTTTGGTTGTACAGTTGATTATGTCGAAGAGCTTGGGGGATCATACCTTAAAGTGTTAAATCCAAACGCAGTCGCACAATGCGGATGCGGAGAAAGTTTCGGAGTTTAGAATGGAACAATTTAATTCATTTATAACAGAACAAAAGAATTTACATATGACACACATCGAAGATAAAGTTATCTACGGTGGAGTAAATGGCACACGCCAAGCAATTAATGCATTACGTGAGTTAAGAAATATGTTAAAAGGAGAACACGATGGATCTGTATCTGTTAAATGGGATGGTGCTCCTGCTATTTTTGCTGGCATCGACCCTAGTGACGGAAAGTTTTTTGTTGCCAAAAAAGGTATCTTTAACAAGAACCCGAAGGTTTATAAGACTGACGCAGATGTTGATGCTGACACTAGCGGCGATTTGGCTACTAAGTTAAAGCAAGCATTGCAATATCTTCCTGCGCTTGGCATTAAGAATGTAATTCAGGGTGACTTTTTATATGGCCCTGGAGATCTAAAAACGAAAAAGATTAAAGGAGAAAGATATCTTACATTTCATCCGAATACTATTATGTACGCTGTCCCCGCAGGCACGCCAGCTGCGAAAGATATCGCATCAGCGAAATTGGGGATTGTCTGGCACACATCCTACTCAGGATCCACCTTCGAATCAATGAAGGGCACATTTGGTGTAGATGTATCAAAGCTTAAGAAATCAAAAGCAGTATGGTCACAAGACGCGATGCTTCGTGACTTAACTAAATATACAATGACAGGAAAAGAAACCGATGAAGTTAACAGATATCTTTCGGATGCGGGGAAAATATTCAATAAAATCTCAGGATCCACATTGCGACAGTTGGAATCAAATCAACAGCTGGCCCAGCATATCGAAACTTACAATAACACATACGTACGAGCAGGAACAGTTATTACAAATACAAAACGACATGTATCCGGTCTTATTAAATGGATTGCAACAAAGTATAAAAAAGAAATAGACAAGCGCAAAACCGATAAAGGTAAAGCTGCTCAACAGAAAAAGCTCGATGATTTATTAGCCTTTTTCTCACAAAAGAATCAAAATAGTTTAAAATTAATGTTCGATTTGCAGAAATATATCGTTTTAGCCAAATTAAAACTTATAAATATATTAAATAAATTAAGTAATATTAATACCTTTGTAAAGACTCGTACAGGTTATAAGACTACTGGTCCAGAAGGTTATGTAGCAATTGACAAACTTGGTGGTGACGCGGTGAAGATCGTTGATCGTATGGAATTTTCATACAACAACTTCTCGCCAGATATATTAAAGGGATGGGATAAACCGGGAAAGAACTAATGGCAGAACAACTTAGCTTTAAGCATTTTTATACAGTTGAATATCGTCCAGGTGAGGACGAACAGATTAATTACAGAGCATACAAGCGACGTAGGCACATGTACGAGGGCGAAAGCGCTGAGTGTGAATGTGTTGATTGCAATTGCGATCCATGTGAGTGTAGCGATTGGCGTGCGGACATGGGTCCAGCCGGCGGTGGTTATTCTACAAGTGATGCAGAATCTCTTGGTGAAAAGCTTTCAATTTCATCAAGACTAAAACTTTCCAGATCAATTCGAAGAAACAAAGCAAAGATTGCAATGGGCCGCAAACGTGCTGCTCGACGCTTTGCAAGTAAAGACGTTTTAGATAGGCGTGCTCGTAAGGCCGCTTATAAAATGTTCTATAATAAAATTACAAAAGGTATTCCAAAAGATAAACTCAGCCCACAGCGTAAACAATCCATTGAAGATCGTTTGAAGAAGCCCGCATTCCAGGGCCGCATAAATAAAATTAGCCGCAAATTGGTGAAAGACGTTCGTAAAAAAGAAATGGCAAGAAAGCGCGCATAATGAGTATATCGTTTAAGCAATATTTAGTTGAAGAAGAGAAGACTGTATTCTTTTCGTTTGGGCGTATGAATCCGCCTACTATTGGTCATGGCAAATTGCTTGATGCAATGGCAAAGGCAGCAGGTAGAAATCCTTATCGTATGTACCTGTCTCAATCAGCCGAACCAAAAAAGAATCCTCTTTCATATAAAGAAAAGATTAAAACTGTTCGTAAGATGTTTCCACGTCATGCTCGTAACGTTTTAATGGCCGCAAAGATAAAAAATGTATTTCAAGTAGTTCAACAACTATATGACGATGGCTTCCGTAAGATTATTATGGTTGTAGGCTCAGATCGTATTCGTGAATTTAATGCATTGATTAAAAAATACAATGGTAAAAAAGGAACACATGGTTTTTATAATTTTAGCGATATTAAAGTAATATCAGCAGGAGATCGTGATCCAGATGCTGAAGGAGCTAGTGGCATGTCTGCATCTAAAATGCGTGCAGCAGCTTCAAGCAATGACTTTACAGCATTCTCACAAGGATTGCCAAAACAATTCTCAAATGCAGAAGCAAAGAAACTATTTAATAATGTACGCAAAGGCATGGGCCTAAAAGAAGCAATTGAGTTTCATAAGCACATACAGCTTGCTCCTGTATCTGAAACTCGTGAAGCATTTATTGATGGCAACCTTTTCAATGTTGGTGATGAAGTTGCTATTAAAGAATCAGGTCAGCTTGGTATTGTGACTCGATTAGGATCTAACTATGTTATTATTGAATCAGACAATAAACAATATCGTAAATGGCTAGAGGCTGTTGAAAAGATTGAAGAAGCCTGTTGGGATTCACATAAACAAGTTGGCACTAAAAAAGGCAAAGACGGTAAGCAAGTACCAAACTGTGTACCAAAAGAAGAATATAAAGATCCTGCAGTTCTTGGTGATTACGGAACTCCTAAATCTGTTAAAAAAATGAAAGCAATAACTCCAGGTCAATCAGAAAACAAAAACTATTTTAAAGGTTTGAAAAAAGGTACAGCTGATAAACGTGCCGCACACTTTAATAAAAATGCTAAGAAGTCAGATAACGATGCATCTGCTTATAAACCAGCTCCTGGTGATGCAACCGGGAAAACTAAACCCTCGAAGTATACAAAATCATTTAAAGCAATGTTTGATGAAAATGATGCTGTTGATATGGCTAAAGCCAGAATCGATAGAGAGAAAACCCGAGATGATAGAAAGCACGATCGCATGTTAGATCGGGCAAGATTAAGAGACACATTTAAAAAGAATCGGACAACGAAAAGATGATTAAGTTTTCAACATATATTAATGAAGGGGCATTGGCTGATAAGGCTAAAAAATCCGGTATATCTGTTGGCACACTTCGAAAAGTTTATAATCGAGGTATGGCCGCATGGAAGACTGGTCACCGTCCTGGAACAACACCGCAGCAATGGGGTTATGCAAGAGTTAATGCATTTATAGTAAAAAAGAAAAAAGGTGGGTTGAACCACGATAAGGATCTAGCATGAAGAATTTTAAAACCCTCCGCGAAGGAAAAGCCCCAGTAACAGAAATGCATTGCAAAGATTGCGGTTGTGAACGAGGCAATATTAATCCAGATTGCGATTGTCCTAATGATGGAAGCGCTCCAATAACAGCAAGTCATTGGAAAGAGCAAGCAAATGAAAGCATTAATAAAATGAGGCTAATCAATATAATGAAGAAAGCCTCTCCTGCTGCAAAGAAAGCTTTAGAAGCACCATCACGTGTTGATAATAAAGATGATAAAAAAGTTAATGAGCTAACTATTGCTGATGTAAACAAAGCAACCGAAAAAGCAAAGAAGCGCCAAGCAAAAGAAAGAGAAACTACTGGAAAGAGTAGTGTATCTAGTACAGATCTTGCGGCTCGGATGCCTCGTAAAGAAAACGTTCGGTCTGCTGATAAGAAAGCCGAAACATATAGAAAACCAGATGGTAAAATGGGTACTCGAATGGTACCAATGGATAAAACTGTTATGACATCTGAGCTTAACAAATCAACTCTTGGTTCATATGTAAAGAAAGCTACGGATCAGCTTGAAAAAGGTAAAGTAAAGAACGTAAACAAAATAGGTAACAGAGCTGTTGGTATTGATACAGCTACTGATAAAATGCGTAAACGTAAACAATTACCAAAAGTTACTAACACTATTAAAGCAGGTAAAGACCAAGAGGTTGAAACTCAAACACAAGAATCAAACCTTAATGAGCTTTCGCCAAAAACAATGGGAAGATATGTTGGAGCAGCATCTACTTCTTTAAAAACTGCTGCACAGAAAAGCGGTTCTGGAAGCTATGCAACACAAGCAGCAAGGAAAGATCGATATAAAGATCTTAAGACTGCTACTAAAAGAAAACAAGGCATTGACATGGCTGCTAAGAAATTGAGTAAAGAGTCTGTGAACGAAGCAAGTAAAGAAGGCGCTATTAAAATTATCAAAAATAAAGATAATATGGCTCAAGTGCAACGTATGACTAAAGGAAAGTTTGTAAACCACGGTAAACCCTACAAGTCAGCAAAAGATGCAGAAAAGGTTAGAAGCAGTGGACAACATTCTATGCAGTTTTCACATACCGAAGGTGCTATGAAACGTATGGCTTCTGGCGATGGTATGGCTACATTCAAGAAGAAACCACCAGAGAAAGAAGAAGCATTCGACGCTAGAGCAATTATGAAAAAAGCAAAAGCGCAAGGCGCCAAACCCGATCAAACAAGCGGAATATTAAGGAGAAATAGTCCTGCACATAAAGCTGCTGTCAAAAAACACATTGCCAGAATGAAGAGCAATAGACCAGCAAGTAGACCAACAACAGAAGAAACAAAACTAAATGAACTTGCACCATTAGTTGCTCTAGGCGCAAGAATGGCTGCAAGTGCCGCTGTGAAAAAAGCAGTCTCCCCACCGCCTCCACCACCTCAGCAAAAAGAAGTGGCAATGGGTAGAGTAAAAAAGAAACCGTTAGCACCTATTCCTGCTTTAAAAAAAGCAAATATAAAACACACTCATAATCAATCATCGTTTAAAAAGAATAAAACAATGGTTGGAGTGTCAGATAAAGATTATAATAAAGCAAAAAAAATAGTAGGTAATATGCCTAATGTTATGCTCCATACAGAAATGTCTGATATGGAAAAAACACGTGCTATGGCAACAAGCGCTGGTCTTAAAACTAAAACAGCTGATCAAAAGAAAAGAGAACGCGACCAGCAAAAGAAGAATGCTGCTAATAGACCAAATCCTGAAATGTTAGGTGCCGGTAAAACCTTTGATGCAATACGTAATACCGCTAAGAAAGCTGGTAAAGCAGCAGTAGTAGGTGCAGTTGCTGGTGCAGCAGCTTCTAAAGTAGCAGGGTTCTAAAATGCAATCATTTAGAATATTCAGCGAAAAGAAAAGCGAAACCTGGGAACAGGGTTACGAGCGCAGGGTTGTAAAAACAACTGATCCAGAACATAAAGATGATGGATACAACTGGCGTATTAAAGGTAAAGAGCGAGATAATATTTCTATTAAATTATATAAAGAAAAACCATCAAAGAAAGAATTTGACAACCAGATGCGTAGAGTTGCTGGTCACGAGTTCGGGAGTCAATAATGGAATCGTTTAAAGAATATAAAGACCTCAATGCCATGACGCTAAGTAAAGCGATGGTAAGCAAGTCAGGTATTAATCCTGTAATTAAAAAAGACATGCCTAAGCTAAAAACTGATTTGGCTGCTTTACGTGCTCGCTTAGATGGAAAAAAACCAGATGAGAAAGTACAAAAAGAAGAGAAGGATTCCCGTCTTGCGAAAGCAGGTGTATCAGGGTTTAATAAAGCAAAGAAGACACCAGGCCATAAAACTAAGTCGCATATTGTTGTGGCTAAGCAAGGTGATAAGGTTAAAACTATTCGCTTTGGTCAGCAAGGTGTTAAGGGTGCAGGAAGTGCACCTAAATCAGATAAAGATAAAGCGCGTAAGAAAAGTTATTACGCACGTCATAACGCACAAGACTCCTCGCCGGATAAAATGTCTGCTCGTTACTGGTCACACAAAGTTAAGTGGTAAGGACATAAATATGCCTGATACCGCTCGCCTAAATAGAATTGAAGAGAAGATTGACAAAATGTCAGAAGCCATTATTCAAATGGCGCGCATGGAGGCAAAGATCGATAATTATGAAAAATACAGAGATGAATCATGGAAACGTATGAATCGTTTCTCAGAGAAACTCGATCAGATTGAAAAGAAAGTAGATGATAACCATAGAACAGTATCGACCATAAATCGATTGTTCTGGGTAGTATTAATAGCATCGGCCGGTGCTATCGCAACAAACTTATGGATGTAAGGAACACCAAATGAAAACCGAAGACATAAAAAATATGGCACTGGCTTGGGCGAAAGTACAAGAGGGTGCTGCAGAAGAAGCTGCTAAACCAGTAGAAGAAGGCAAAATACCGCCTGCACTTCAAGCCTATATGGACAAAAAGAATGGCAAGAAATCCGATGATAAAGAGGATGACGGCGAAAAGAAAAAAGGTAAAATGGATGCTGTTGGTAAAGAAGACGGCGACATTGATAACGATGGCGACAAAGATGATACAGATTCATATTTGGCAAATCGTCGGAAAGCTATCAAAAAGAATATGAAGAAAGAATCAGTTGAAGTTGATGAAGCTGCAACCGCAACTCAGAAACCAAACAACGGTCAAGCAATGGACCAAGGTCTTTCTCCAAATGCTAAAAAAGAAATGGCTAACAAAACACCAATGCCTGACATGGTTGATGCACCTTCTGTTAATAAGAAATCCTTTGATGCAATGCGTAACTCTGGAAAGACTGCTCCAAAGCGTAGCGCAGACAATGCTGCCGGTGATAAAGCAATTAAACCATCTGCTACTCCAGTTAAAATGGAAGTTAAAACTGAAGAGACAGAAGTCAAAGAGCTTTCAAAAAAAACTATGGGTTCATATATAAAGAGAGCTACAAGTGATAACGCTGTTAATAATATGGCAAAAGGTATGGCCATCACAACTAATGATAAAAAAATGGGTGACCAGGCGACAAAATTAGCTAGAAAAAGAAAAGCTGGAATTGCAACAGCGGCAGATAAACTATCAGCTAGCTACAAATACTAACTGGAAAGTTATTACTTGAATGGATAATGATTTACTAGAAGAAGATCTAGTAAAGTTTGCAGCGAAACATTACTACTCTCCAAAGGGTAGAATAGATCCTGAAGAATTTTATGATGATTTGAAACGGTTTAGATATATTAAGCGTTTGGTTAATCGATACCTGGAAACAGGAAATCTATCTGAACGCTTAATTCTTAATCACCTCATTGTTATATTTAATGTATTAGGAAATTATGCTGCTCTTAGAATTATGGGTATGAAGCTTGAAGACGAACACTGGAAGGTAATCAAACCTTTCTTAAAATACTTATCGTATATAAGGTCTGATCAATTGAAAGATGTTAAACCAGATCCAGAAGTTACAAAAAGATTAAAGAGGATATAATGGGAATTCTTAAAAGAGCAGGTGATCTACTTTATACGTTCAGATTTCTGACGCTATTAGTAACACCTTTTGATAAAACAAAAGCTTTTGAAGAAGGCATCATTGATGCAGACGGTAAGCGTATTAAGACATACAAAAAAGGTACTGAAGCGTATAAAGAATATTATACACCCTTCCACCGGCTGGTGTTTAATGTAAAACGACTTATGTCAAAGGTTCCTGGTGGCGGCAGTCGTCTTGCTTCATATGCAGCAGCACTTTATCTTATTAAAGAAAACTATTCAATTTCCGAAAAGAAACTATTAAAAGACTTACAAGAAGCAGGTATTGATTCAACTGATTTACTTGCCGAAGAAAACAATTGGTTTGTACATGAGAATAATGATTTAGCTAAAGGTTTGTATAAACTAAAGTTTGAAAAAATTGCACATCCATTTGATATGCCGGTTATGCCTGGTGATAAAGTAAGAGTTGAAGAAGATATACAACCTTGCGGTGAAATGTTTGGTATCAATATATACGAAGCAAAACACGTAAGATCAAATACAAAAGTATATGTAACATCAATGGAACTCCTGAGGTGAGACTTTATTTTAATGGGTGCTCGCATACTGTAGGAGTATGTTCTGGCATGTATGATATAGAACAAACTTATCCTTCCAAACTATCACGCAAATTTAACGCTGCTTTTATTAATTCAGCTTCTCCTCGATCATCTAATGACAGAATACTTCGAACTACAGTAGAAGATATATGCTCTTTAGGTTATTCGCCAGACGTTGCAATTATTCAATGGAGTTATTACGATCGATTTGAAACTCCTTTAATGCTAAATGAATATGCTGAAAACGTTAAAGGCTGGAAAAATAATAGATTACGAGAACTTGAATGGAAACAGTATGGGCCGTGGATACAACTTTACCGTGGAGAAGAAAACGAAATATTCCACGAGTTTGTTGATAAGAACAAAACAAACGCAATTAACTCTTTCTTATCTAAAGTTATATTGCTCGACACATTTCTATTGTCTCACAATATAAGACCGGTACATATGTTCTTTCCTGCAACAAAGATAATGAAGAACAACCCGATCATTCAATCTTTGCTAGCACAGTGTGATACTGATAACTTTTTTAATAGTCCGTTTTTAGGCGTAGAAAGTTGTTTAGATGAAAACGAATTTGCCCGAGGTGAGGATAATCATTTCTTAGAAGAAGCACATACATTTTTAGCGGATTCTCTTGAAAACTTTATATTAAATAACATTCCTTTACAGTTTAATAAACAAAATAATATAAATAGAGAAGAGCGCATGTATGTGTATCCGGGATGAATAGGAGCTACTCAAATGATTAACGAAGGCCGGAATGATCCGTCAATATTCAAAGCAGTCTTCTTGGCTGGTGGACCTGGCTCCGGTAAATCATTTATCGTAGGTAAAACATCACTCATTCCACTTGGATTTAAACTTGTAAACTCTGATCCTTTTTTTGAACGTGGTTTAAAGAAGGCTGGATTAACAATGGATCCGAAAGCAATTTATTCACCAAAAGGACAAGAGGTACGCACTAAAGCGAAAGTTGCTACAAAGAAACAACTATCAGGCTATATTGATGGTCGTCTTGGTTTAGTTATCGATGGTACAGGCAAAGACTTCAAAAAGATTAAAGCGCAGGCAGATCAATTGCTGCGACTTGGATATGATGTTGCTATGATCTTTGTTAATACAAATGAAACTACTGCACTGAAAAGAAATCAAGACCGAGACCGCTCGCTTCCTGATAAGCAAGTATCAGCTATGTGGAAAGAAGTACAGAACAATTTAGGTATGTTCCAGGGGTATTTCCAGCCACAGTTTTTTGTTATAGATAATTCAGTAGGAAGTAATTACCAAAAACAATCTATGACTACATATAAAAGAATAATGACATGGGCAAAGAAACTACCAACAAATCAAAAAGTAAAAACATGGATGGCATCAACAGCACCAAGTGCTAAATTAAAAGAAGATGCACCAGCGGTAAATACTGGCTCTATTCCGAATCCTGCTGTTACTGCAATGGGACCGAGAAAGAAAAAGAAGAAAAATGGGTACGAAGCAATTCAAGTATCCGACCGAAGATATAAAGCTGGTAAGACTGTTTTATTGTCTCGGTTTAAAAGATATATGGCGGACAACTAATGGCTAAACTATATTTAATGTTCATCGTCCTGGGATTACTTGGCGGTGTGGGTTACGGCGCATATTCGTATTATATAACAACTCAGGCAACAATTGCTACATTAAGAACTAATAATGCAAAACTTGAAGTTGCACTTGAAACTGCTACAGAGAGCCTTGAAACTATGCAAGCAACTGTAGAGAAAACAAACAAACTAAATAAAGAACTCCAGAGTGATCTGCAAGCAGCGGAGGCTTATAGTGATGAACTACGATCTAAATTTTCAAGATTGAATCTGGTTCAAGAAGCACTCAGAGACAGTGAGATATTGGAAGGAAAGATGAATGGAGCAACAGCAAATCTATGGCGTGAAATCATGGGGGAAAGCGGTAGTAGTGATGGTGCTAGCCGGCCTCTTCCTGGGTGGCTGCAGTCTAAGGGGGACGCCGGAAGCGGAGATCAAAGTAGTAACGAAGATAGTTCCGACGACGATACCGACAGTAGCGCAGCCAAAACCGATACAGCTGAATGACACCCGCGTATGGGTAGTTACTGCTGAAAAGTTAGATCAGTTCATTGCTGACTTTAAAGAGCAGTATGGCGAGGTAGCATTCGTTGCTCTGTCTATGCGTGACTATGAAAACCTAGCATTAAATATAGGTGATCTGAAACGCTACATCAATCAACAAAAAGAAATCATAGTGTACTATGAAAAAGCTGTAACTGATGATAAAGTCACACCTGAAAAATAAACACCAAATACAGTAAAAAAAACTTCAATAATATCGAAATAAGCTGTTTACAAGGTTTCCGTTTTGATATATAATATTAATAATCAAAATACACAGAAGCCTACAGTTTAGCCTGAATAGCCTTATCCAGGTGGCACTGTTTTATACGCCGGAGAACCCATATGCTATTTGAAGAACAAATTTCACGCAAGCCAGACCTTTACCCTTGGACAAAGAATTTCATAGATACAATATGGAGCGGGTTTTGGACACCTGACGAGTTTAATTTTACTTCAGATTATAGCCAGTTTAAAACAGATATGACAGACCAAGAGCGCGAAGTTCTTGTACGTGCACTCTCTGCAATCGGTCAGATAGAAGTAGCTGTTAAAACATTTTGGGCAAACCTCGGTGATAACCTTCCGCACCCATCTTTACGTGATCTTGGCTATGCTATGGGTAATTCAGAAGTTATTCACAATATGGCATATGAAAAGCTATTAGATGTATTAGGTCTTACAGATATCTTTGAACGTAATCTTGAAAATCCTATTATTGCCGGTCGTGTTGATTATCTGCGTAAGTACAGTAAGAAAGCATTCAAAGATGAGCGTAAGCAATACATCTATGCTATAACTCTATTTACGTTGTTTGTAGAAAACGTATCATTGTTTAGTCAGTTCTATATTATTTTGCATATGAATAAGAACAAAGCTATTCTGAAAGACACTGCACAGCAAGTTAAATATACACGTAATGAAGAAATGTTGCATGCACAGTGCGGCATTAAAATCATTAATACAATGCGCGAAGAATACCCTGAACTATTTGATGCAGAGTTAGAAGAACGCATTGCAGAAGAAATAGAAATGGCAATCGGTTATGAGTCTAATGTTATTCGTTGGATCATGGGTGATTACGAAGAGCTCGGACTATCAAGCGATATTCTTATTGAATTCATTAAGAAGCGTATGGTAGATAGCCTGCAGCAGATTGGTTTTAGTCATAGTATTACGTATGATGCTGAAACAATTAAATTAACTAAGTGGTTCGATGAAGGACTTTATGGCGCTAACATGGTAGATTTCTTCCATGGCAGACCTGTTGATTATGCTCGAGGTCAGGGTGTATCAGCAGACGATTTATTTTAAGGAGTTTATATTATGGCATTTGATTGGCTCAATGAAGATTCACGCACATTTTTGTCTCGTGGTTATCTTGAAGAAGGCGTATCCGCAGAGGAACGCATAGAAGAAATAGCAGAAGCAGCAGAGAAAATTCTCAATAAACCTGGCTTCGCACGTAAATTCGAAAAGTATATGCTTGCAGGTTATTATAGCCTGTCTTCACCGGTATGGTCAAACTTTGGAGCAGACCGAGGTTTACCTATTTCCTGTAATGGTGTGAAGGTAGAAGACTCAATTGAAGAGATTCTACAAAAAATGTCAGAGGTTGGTGTACAGACTAAAATGGGCGCTGGTACATCTGGTTACTTTGGAGATCTACGACCACGAGGAAGTAAAATTAAAGGCGGAGGAAAAGCCGATGGCCCTGTTCATTATATGCGTTTGTTCGATACTAGCACCGATGTTATTTCTCAAGGCTCCGTACGACGTGGTGCTTTCGCTGCTTATCTTAACATCGATCATCCTGACATTAGCGAGTTTCTTGACATAAGAGAACCAGGTGCACCAATACAAAACATATCAATTGGTGTAACAATACCTGATGAATGGATGAAAGACATGATTACCGGTGACGGCGATAAACGTATTATATGGGCAAAGGTACTACGCAAACGTAAAGAGACTGGTTATCCATACCTGTTCTTCTCTGATACAGTAAACAATAATAAACCTCAAGCATTAAAAGATCATAACTTTCCAATACATGCATCTAATCTGTGCTCAGAGATTGCATTACCATCGAGTAAAGACTGGACGTTTGTTTGTAACCTATCATCTATGAATCTTGTTACATGGGATGAATGGAAAGAAACAGATGCAGTAGAAACTATGACATACTTCCTTGACGCTGTTATGGAAGAATATATTAAGAAGACCAAAGGTGTACGGTTTATGGAAACTGCACATAACTTTGCAAAGCACTGGCGTGCACTTGGCATCGGCCAACTTGGCTGGCATTCATTATTACATTCAAAAATGACGCCATTCGAGTCGTTTGAGGCTCTTGAATTGGGTGAAGAAATTAGTCAATTTATCGACGAGCGATCACTCGCAGCCTCTGAAGAAATGGCGGAAATCTATGGAACTCCTGAAGGCCTTAACGGTTATAACTGTCGCAATCTCACTCGCTGTGCTATTGCACCCACTACTTCATCATCGTTCATACTTGGTCAAGTCAGCCCAAGCATCGAACCACTTGCCTCCAACTATTTCGTTAAAGATTTAGCTAAAGGTGTATTTACATATAGGAACCCGTGGCTTGTAGAAGTATTAGATTCACATGATAAAAATGATGATGAAACATGGGAATCAATTCTTATTCATAAAGGTTCAGTACAACATCTTGATTTTTTAACTGAAAATGAAAAGAATGTATTCAAAACCTTCTCTGAAATCTCACCATTAAATGTTGTTCAGCAAGCAGCTGCACGGCAGGCATATATAGATCAAAGCCAGAGTTTGAATCTTATGATTCCACACGATGCTCCGGTCAAAGATATTAATGCTCTGATTATTGAAGGGTGGAGGCTAGGAGTAAAAACATTTTATTATCAACGTTCATCCAATCCAGCACAGGAGTTAGTTCGCGATATTATGACTTGCGTATCCTGCGAGGCATAAGTATTTGAGACATTCAGAGTACGAGTTTAATTGTGATCATTGTAGTGCACACATATATATTACAGTAGTTGATGAACAAGATGAACCAGAGTATTGCCCAATGTGTGGAGAAGTAGGCAATCCTATTTTTATTGATGCAGAATTGGATAGTGATGACGTTTAAAATATTAGAAAACTTCCCAGATAAACTATTAAAAGATATACAAAAACAATGGTACGGATTCCCACAACATCCATCAGGTGATGCTTATCACAAGCGTTATGCTGCTGATGAATACCAAGATTATATCTTTATAAACAAACCCCACCCATTATATGACATATTGTTTGAATACTTTAATTGTGATATGTATTTAACCTATTTGCGTAATAGACCTCGTTCTGGTAATGGTCCAGTTCATACTGATTCAAAACGAGAAGCATGTATTAATATTCCTATTGAAGTAGATTTATTGAATAGCAGTTTTTATATGGCAAGAATGCATTATAAAGAACCGACCGTACGAAAGCCAAATAAAGATGAACCGGTTAACGAAGGTGCATTGCGGTTTGAATGGGAACCAGAAAAATACCTCTTTTATAATTTAAGAAAACCAATCTTATTTTCAACAAAGCAGGCACATGGTGCTTATAACTATTCTGATAATGAAAGAGTATTGTTAAGTGTTACATTTAAAAATGAAGTACGCGACTTTCAATCTGTAATGAATATAATACCGAAAGACTGGTTTTAATGTGGTATTATCAGAATGAACTTTTCAATGCTGAACTCATATCAGAATACCAAGGTTTTGTGTACGTCATTACAGATCTTACCCATAGTAAAAAGTACGTCGGCAAAAAAGGATTCTGGTCAAAGAAAACATTACCGCCGCTTAAAGGCAAAACCCGCAAAAGAAGAAGCATTGTTGAATCCAACTGGCAAGTGTATTACGGCTCATCTGAAACAGTACAACAGCTACTCGAAGAACATGGACCACCCGGCTTTGATCGTAAGATATTACACCTCTGTAAAACAAAGGGTGAAATGTCATACCTTGAAGCAAAAGAACAATTTGATAGACGTGTGCTGTTAGACGATTCATATTACAATGGTATTATCAATTGTAAAATACACAGAACACATGTAAAGAATTTAAAATAAAAGAGTTTACAAACGATTGAAAACGTGTTATAATTGATTTAACATAAGGAGTTATTATGATAATAGTTGATTATAGCGGTATTGCTATTGCACCTGTAGCAATGGGTAAAGTGAATGCGGCAGATGAAAATCTATTGCGGCATTTAATCTTAAACTCATTACGCATGTATAAACAAAAGTTTAAAAGCTATGGCGAGATGGTCGTTGTAGCAGACGCGGGTGGTAACTGGCGTAAAGACGTTTATCCTGAATATAAGGGTAAGCGTAAGAAAACGCGTGATGAATCAAAAGTTGATTGGGATGCAGCGTTTAAAACAATTAATCTTGTACTCGAAGAAATCAAAGAAAACCTACCTTGGAAAGTTATTCATCAGTGGGGTTGTGAAGCTGATGATTCGATTGCAGAGATTGTTAAGTGGACACAAGACTTTGGCAACTATGAAGATGTTATGATCGTATCAAGTGATCATGATTTCATTCAGTTACAAAAGTATAAAAACGTTTCACAGTTTTCACCTACAACAAAAAAGCCTGTAAAAGATGATAATCCTTATTTATTTCAAGCTGATCATATCTTACGTGGTTGTACTGGTGATGGAGTACCTAATGTATTATCAGATGATGATACCTTTATTACTGATGGTAAACGTCAGAATGTGCTTTCAAAGAAGAAGAAAGAAACACTTATGGCTGATCCTAAAGCATTAGGTGAACAGGTTTATCGTAACTATTTACGCAATAAAAAGATGATTATTTTGACAGAAGAGTCAGAATGTCCTGATGTTGTGAAGAAAGATATTATAAATAAATTTGAAGAACAAGATCCCTGGTCAAAACGAGGTAAGGTTTTTCCTTATCTTGTGAGTAAACAATGTAGGCTCTTGCTTGATGTGGTAGAGGAATTTTTATAGATGGTTAAACAAGTACATGAAGTTTTTGCTTTATTTGAAGAAGCAAAGACACGAGAAGAAAAAATTCAAGTTCTCAAGAACAATGAAACTTGGGCACTCAAAGATATAATCAAAGGTTCGATGGATGATAAGATCCAATGGCTATTGCCAAAAGGAGAGGTTCCATACACGAAATGTGAAGAATGGAATCATCCAACAACCTTACTTAAAAAAAATAAAGATTTCAAATACGTTGTTAAAGGTGGGCCTGGCATGTCTATGCCTACCTATAAACGTGAAAAAATATTCTTAGGGATTCTAGAGTCAATACATCCCTCTGATGCGGATCTGGTTTGTAAAATGATTAATAAGGAAAAGCCAGTGAAGGGCATAACAGCGAAACTAGTAGAGGAGGCATTCCCCGGACTATTATGATTAACCAACCCCCCGAACTTAACCAAACAATTAAAAACTTTAAGGTGCACGTTTTTTAGCGATGCACCTTTTTCTTTAGGAGAGAGAACTATATGGTTTCAGTTACTATCGAACGGCTAAAAAAAGATTCAAGACAATTGGGCTGGTTTGCCGACAGGTATAGGAAACAAGGAAAAACAGATCGTCTAAGAAAGGTATTAATAAAGAAACAGTATTTAGACGATAACATCACTGAAATCGAAGAGACATTAGGAAAGGTAGCATAAACGGTGGGGGTGAAAGCCCCCATCTTTTTTTTAATAAAATGCATTTTAGGGGTTTACAAATGCAAAGAATCGGTGTATAATAAAGAATAAGTTATTTGATGAGGGGGTAATATACCCATGAATATATTTGTTCTTGATACTGATCCAGTAGAAGCTGCACAGCTCCAATGTGATAAACACGTTGTAAAGATGGTACTTGAGTCTGCACAAATGCTATCAACTGCACATCGTCTAATCGATGGCACTATGTATAAAGCACCATCTAAATCAGGTAAAACTATGGTTAAACACTGGAAGCATGACGATCCAGGTATGGAAAAGCTTTTATATAAAGCTGTACATATGGGTCATCCTTGTACCTTATGGTCTATGGAATCAGATGCTAACTACAATTGGCATTACAAACACTTCATTGCATTATGTGATGAATACACGTATCGCTATGGTAAAACACATCTTACTGATACTAAGCTACGTGAAGCTCTTGAACTTACACCATACAATATACACAAGGGCCCACAAACACCATTTCGTTTAGCTATGTCTGAATTCCCTGAATGCCACTTTCAAGATCCTGTTGTATCTTATCGTGCATTCTACCAAACAAAGCAAAAACGTTTCTCTATGGTATGGTCTAAACGTGATATTCCTTCATGGTTTAATAGTGATTTAAATGTCGCATAAGCAAACTATTTTCAAATTAAATGAAAATAAGTGTTTACAACTGTTAGAAAACAGTGCATAGTAATAATATAAAGTGAATAAAGGAGACAAATATGAGTTTTATATTAGAATTTTCTGGCGATAAAAACGTAGCCATTGAATGCTATGACGTTATGAACGTTGCTGAAGAAGGCCTTGAGGTCGGAATCGAAAAAGCTTTTGATGACACTTGGTATTGGTGTGAGTGGACTAAAGAAAAAGGCTCTACAATACATGAGGGTTTTAAAACTTTAGATGCTGCTGTTCGTGATGCAGAAACAAAAATAGTACACAAAATGTACTTAGGAGAGACAGTATGAGTATGACAAATAATTTTTATCATTCAGCTTCAACTGAATGGCAACTCGAAGATGATTCTTGGATTTCAAAAGTATGTGAAAAGTTTTCTATTCAAGTTCATTCTGCAACACAATATCTTCTTTGGGAAGATACATTTGATGTTGATGGTTGTTATGTAAACCACAAAACATGTGATAGTTTAGAACAAGCAATGATTGAATGCCATGCAATGGCTGAGGAGGAAGTATATAATGGATAGATCACTATTAAACTCATTTGATAAAATGCACGTACCTGATGCTCGTGCACTTGCAATTTCAATGTTAAATACACCTAATCCACGTGCAACTTTACGACAAAAAATGGTTGTAGGTCGTTTGATAAGAGATATTGAAAACACACGTACAAGTGCAGAAGTTACACGTATTATGTGGAATGTTTATATGTCAAAATCAGGATATGGAATACCTAATTCTGCTTGGAAGACTCACTACCGCTCAGCATAAGGAAATGTAATGCACCTCACATTTGTAGGGCATCGGCTTACCCCGAAACAAAAACACTTAATCTCAGAGGCAGCTTCGGCTGCCTTAGACATATTAGTAAGTCATCGAATGAAGAATTCGCTTGATATTACGATTGAAATTACAAAGAATATGTATAAGCAAACTGGTTCACTCGGCAATTGTGGCCTTGAAGATGAATCACAATCTCCAAAATTCTTTACTGTTGAGTTGAATTATTCCGGTGTAGAATCTTTTGGAATGCTTATAACCGCACTCATTCATGAGCTCGTACATGTGGCTCAATACGCACAAAGACGCCTCCGTGATCTTACAGGTTTATCTCGTATGGCATGGAAAAATAAACATTATAATACAAACGTTACAAGTTACTACGATCGTCCGTGGGAGATCGAAGCACATGAGTTAGAAGAAGACATATATAACAAAGTAAGCGAAGAAAAAAACCTTCGTAGATATTTAAATATGCACAATTGTGACGAGTATCGTGTGCTCGTTGTTAATTAAATGGAAATCAAATGCCACAATATACCTTAATTAATAAAAAAACCGAAGAGCAATGGGATGTCACCTGTTCTTGGGATGAGTTACAAACTCACCTTAATGACGATGTAAAACAAGCGCTGTCAGTACCTAAGATTATTTCAGGTCGTTCAGGGTCCATGAAAGTGCCTGATGGATTCACTGATTTAAAGAAAAGAATCAAAAAAGGTTCAGGTGCAGGTAATACAGTAAATGTCTAGGTCTTATACATCAAACAGTATAAAGCTTGAAAACATCCAATCATTCGAACCAAAAACACAAAATCAAAAGAATGCAGTTGATGCTTGGAAGTCTGGATATAATCTTGTTATGTCTGGTTCAGCTGGTACAGGTAAAACCTTTGTAGGATTAAACCTTGCACTCGAACAAGTGTTAGATAAAGAAACTGATTATGAGCAACTTATAATTGTACGTTCTATTGTACCAACACGAGATATTGGTTTTTTGCCTGGCGATGAAGAAGAAAAGAAACAAGCCTATGCTGCACCATACATTGGTCTGCTAAAAGAAATCCTTGGTGATAACGAAGCATGGACAAAGCTCGTTACAGCAAAGAAACTACGATTTGAATCCACATCTTTTATTCGTGGTACTACGTTTAATCACGCAATTGTACTCGTAGATGAGATGCAAAACTTAAACTTCCATGAGCTTGATTCTGTTATAACGAGACTTGGCAGTGAATGCAGATTTATTATGTCTGGTGATTATTATCAATCTGATTTTCAGAAAGATAATGATAAGAAAGGTATTCTTAATTTTATGAATATTGTAGAGCAATTGAATCAATTTGAAGTTGTTGAGTTTACATGGAAAGACATTGTACGATCTGACTTTGTACGAGACTATATAATGACGAAAGAAATGTTAGGAATAAAATGACAGATATAAAATATGATCCAGTGCGAGTGCATGATCCTTCGGCTAATAAAGGAATTAAAGGACAAAACTTTTTAAAATTTGATATTGATTGTGATTTAGAACGGCTCGATGATGAAATATGTATGGCAATGGCTAAAGATGATTCAGCAAAAGTACCAAGTGGCAGACATCCTACATACGGAACACCAGTGAGTCCAACTGGAATGTATCCTGGTAGACCTGGCATGGATCAAGTCTTTAGTCCAGAACTTGATAAAGCTATACAAGATAAACGAGATGAATTTGATCACCCTGAACGATTTAGAAAATATCTTATGTATAGAGGCTTTCAGAACGCACCCTGGAGTTTAATTGTTAATGTAAAACCAAATATATCACGCAAACCTGAAGGTGATCCTTACGCAGACATTATCAATATTATGCCGTATACAAAGCAAGTCTTGGAATCTTTGCCAATGAAACATCTTGGTAGAGTTGTAATACTTGGATCAAATGCTGATACGATTGTTCCTTGTCATCGTGATGAACCACCATCAAATCATGCAAAAAATCATATTAACTTTACACCAAGTGGTGCAAGACCAATTTACCTTTATGATTGTCCAACAGAAACAAAACATTATTTGCCTGAGGATCATATATTCCATGCGTACAATATCAGCGATTATCATGGGGTTGATGCAATGCCTCGATTCAGTTATACTGTACGTGTTGATGGCACATATGAAGATGGCGTCTTATGATTATAGGTCGATATAAAACTCTTGATATGCAAAAGCTGCAACCACTTGTTGAGTTTGTGAAAAGCGGTAAAGGCGAGGGAAAAAAATATCATGGCTCCGGTACTCATCAGCAGATTTCTCTTGGCAATTTAGAAGACTGGAGTCAGAATAACTTTTGGCAAGATCATCAAGAATTATATCAATATATTAAAGAAAATACTTATCCTGAACATGCGCCTATAGAAAATACATGGTTTAAGTTATATACTACAGAAACAAAATTAGGTCCTACAAATCAGGGTCAATTTATTGGTTTGCACCAGGATCGAGAATATCATACTCCACCAGACGATACAATGCTTATACATACAACGTCAATATTGATTGAAAGAAGCGAAGATGCATTAGGCGGATATTCAGTATTAGCTGGTGATCATCAATTGCAAAAACCGAAGGAAAATAGATTTAAAGACACAAGAGATATAATGAGCAGACTAGTAGTCGAAAATTTAACCGAACCAGGTGAAAGCATAACCTGGAATGGTTGGACAATGCACGGCGTATCAGAGATGCAGCAAGGTTCTCGCCTCTCTTTCGTTGTGTTTAAGAAAACACCCTTCAATGAGGACTATTTTAAAAGTGGCTAAATATACACGATACGATAACCGTAATGAGAAAAAAGGTCGTAATAAACAAAACTCACTAGAACGTGATACTAAAATCAAACCACCGGAAACTAAAAAAGTTAAAATAAATGTAAAAACAATGAAAGAAAATGTTTACAATCCTAGCTAATTATGTTATAATGTTAGCATGAAAAGGAATATATTATGAGAATGGCGAGCTAGCGCAATAAGGCGTATTTTTTAAGGAGAAAATAGAGGATTTACCAAAAGGAAATTAGTAAGAA